CCTAAAGGTAAACAAAAACCAACGGCTTGTCCCGTAAGGACGCAGGAAACTGCGAGACAAGAAAAGAAACCACGAGTGATTAACACTTGTAAACTTAAGGATGTTCCTTTGTCGGAACTCCAAATTTTCATAAGGAATTATGAAAATGCTAAGGCGACTGGGATTGAGCCTGATTTAAAATTCCTTTCAAGACAGAAAGAAATTTTGACAAAACACAATCCCAACAGAAAAGTGAAGACATTAGGACCCGACAAGAATATTGCCAAGTTGTTAGCTGATAAGAGAACTAGATCAGCTGCCTTGGATTATGTAGCGCAAACATCTTCACTTGACACCGATCTTTATGGATCCTATTTAGAAGATGAGGAATTTCCAACTTATTTGGATAACTGTAAAGATCGCCAGTATAGACTTAAGACCGAGCCATGTCGATCGTCTTATATTGAGAACTTCAATGAACCTTCCACATTGGTACCACCCAAAGATTTGGTTAATGAAGTTTTCGAACAGCCTAAAATAAAAGATTACACTTTAATAGAAGTGGCTTCATTTAAGTACGTCCGAGAGAACGTCCTAACAGAAGTATGTTTTAATAACACTATTGAGATCAGAAATAGTGTTGAAGATTCTAGGTTAGATGTTTTGACTAATACTGATTTGATGCATGCTTCACCATTGTATATGAGTATGTCGGTCAGTAAAACGCCGGTTTATGGATCTGGATACAAAAACGGAATTGTGGCAGATTTCTTCTTTCCAGCTGGATATACAGCGACTGGAGACACCACCACACAACAATGTTTTGTATCCTATGAATTGCTGATGCAATTGTATAATCAAAATTACTTGAATCATATTTTTGAGAGGTCCATGGTCTATAAGAAATTGATCAACGTTGCATCAAATTGTGGCACCATGAATATTGACCGATCTTACGATTTAAAGTATGATCTAGTCAATAATACAATTAACGCTGCTATCATGAAGTATGATTCTTTGGTATTTAATTATGCTGAGACGGATTTTCAGTCTCACCCACCAAACACAGAATCATCCAGTGTGGGTACAGAATCGAGGATGCCCCTTTGCCAGAACTCCCTGACACAAAAGATGATGTCAAGTGTAGAATCGACCGCAAGAAATTGCGTTCATTCGACGCGCGCATTGAGCGCGTTTCTGCCGGATGTCATATTGAAGGGTACAGCCTCCCTATACCAGATAGCCAGTGGGAGCCCAATGTATTTGGTGGCTTGGCGAAACGCGTCGCTTTTAAAACTCCCGACGTTTCTAATGAATCCTTATTGGATATTGCCAGATTTGTTAATAACTGGTGTTGTACAACACTTAAACCACTATTACCCGACGAAATTTTATCAGTTGAAGAGTGGTTACAGCAATCAAATTATAGCCGTTCAAGACAAACAGAACTTCTTAGGAGCTATAATAACTACAAAGAATCTGGTTCTAAACTCAGCCACCGTGATACTCGCGTTAAGACTTTTATTAAACACGAAGCCTATTTGGAATACAAATGGCCGCGTTTAATTAACGCCAGATGTGACGTATTTAAGACATTATTTGGACCCCTTTGCAAAACCATGGAAAATAAAATTTATCAACTACCGGAATTTATAAAACATGTTCCTGTAGCGAATAGAGCTGATTATATTTATGACAAGCTTTATAAAACTGGGTCACGTTACTCAGTTACCGACCATTCCCAATTTGAAGCACATTTTACTAGAAATATAATGGAACACATAGAATTTGTGGTCTATAGATATTTAATTCAAAACTTACCTAACAAAGAAGACTATGAACAATTATTTAAAGTCTTACAAGGTAAGAATAAATGTTGTTTCAAGAAAGGACATTATATAGTAAATGCTACTAGAATGTCCGGAGAAATGAACACCTCCCTAGGAAATGGTTTGACAAATTTATTATTAATGTTATATGTGTTGAATCAGAATGGAAACACTAACGTTTCAGGTGTTGTAGAGGGTGATGATGGATTGTTCAGGTACGATGGACCTGATCCAACTAAAGACATGTTCGCAAAAATGGGTTTTACGGTCAAATTAGAAATTTTTGACAATTTGAATGAAGCTAGTTTTTGTGGACTTGTTTTTGATATAGATGCTCGACAGATAATTATAAATCCAATTAAAGTTTTGTTAAATTTTGGTTGGTTACATTATCAATATAAGGATGCTAAATTTGAGACGATAATGGGATTATTGAGAATGAAATCATTATCGTTGCTATATCAATATCCGTCATGTCCGATTGTCAGCGAACTAGCTTTATATGGGTTGAGGGTTACTTCAAAGTACACTCCTGTTTTAATCCGTGAGAACAATTATAAAAGAAAGTTCCACGAGGAAGTGTTAAGAACCCCGCGCCTAGTTGCTGACATGATCAATTTCAAAACACGTTTAGTTTGTGAGAAAGTCTTCAAAATAACAATAGATGACCAATTGTCTATTGAATCTTATCTAAAACAATTAGATGAAATTAAACCGTTGTGGCACCTTTCATTCCACACTTACATGAATCAATATCAAGATGTATATCTACAATATGTGGGTGAATATGCGGCCGGTTATCACACGGTGGTGCCACATAAAATGGTACGAAGAAATCGAACTAAACAACAGAAGAAGAGAAATAATTCAAACAATAATAATAATAATAACAACAACTCTAAGAAGAAAGAGATTGTTGTTGTTAGACAAAATAACCCTAAACAAACCAAATCCATAGGCCAACAAATAGGGTCCGCATTAGGCGGCCTAATTGGTCATGGGGCACATATGTTATTTAAGAATATCACCGGTTTTGGTGATTATAACATTAATAATAACACATTACTTCAAGGGGGAATGACTCCACCTGAGGTGATTAATACTGTGCGTGAGGGCGGTTTTGTCGTGCGGCATAGAGAGTATATTGGGGATATAAGCCCTAGTCAACAATTTTCCTCTACAGTTTATAGTATAAATCCTGGAAATGCAAATACGTTTCCATGGTTATCTCAAGTTGCTGATTCGTTTGAACAATATGAATTCAGAGGACTGGTATTTGAATTCAAAAGCACTTCTTCTGATGCTGTACTATCTAGTGCGGCATCATCCTCTTTAGGAACTGTGATCATGGCAACACAGTATAATTCTCTTAGCAACCCCTTTACTGATAAGAGAACCATGGAAAATTACGAGTACGCTAATTCAGATAAACCATCTATGTCCTTTTACCACCCAGTTGAATGTAAGAAATCTCAAACTTCAATAGATTTATTATACGTTAGAAATACTGACGCGGTAAATGGCGATTTGCGTCTATATGATCTAGGTCAATTTCAAATCTCAACCACTGGTATGCAAAACACTGGTGGTGTTATCGGAGAATTATGGTGTACCTTTGAAATTGCGTTTTATAAACCAAAATTGTTACCATCTGGTACAACTTGCTTGACAGACCATTATAGATTAGACGCAATAACTACAGATGTGTGGTTTGGAGATACTCAGACCTTAATGGCCGGTTCTAATATTGGAACTAATATCACAACTGGCGGCACTAGGATACAATTCCCTGCTACATTAAGTACAGGAAAATTTTCAGTTGTATATTCAATCAGTAGTATCACCGGTTTCAATACTCCACCTACAATTTCTGGATCTGGTTTAAATTTATTGCCTCTTTACAATGGAGGTACCACTAGTACCGTAATAGCAGCACAATCCACATTGTCAACTGCTATAATCGGGGTAACTGTACAAATAACTGATCCAAATGCTTACCTCGATTTTGTTGGCGGCGCCATAGGTGCGGCAGCTGAAGGTGATTTATTCATCAGCCAAATTGCATTAGAAATTACTTAAATAATTATATTAAGCACCTAGACAAGGCAAGTCTATAACATAGCA